GCTAGCGACTGGCTTTTTCACCGGGGAATCCAGGCGGAATCCACTTGGCGGAAATCGGCCGCGTAAATCCAATGATATTGCGCCGTGTGGATTGCTACCAAAATACCCTAATTGACCACCTGCGCCAACATCTGCATATTCTCTACCAGCAGCCGATGCGCCTGCTCCACCTACCGCAGCAGATGTTTGTAGAGGTAAATTCTCAGTAAAGAACTTTTGTACAGTAGATGGTTGTGATATTGCTCTTTGACCAGCAGCCAATCCCCTTTGAACTAATGCAGCAGGAGCAGCAACACCCGATACAGCAGAAGTAATATCTTGTATTACTTTCTCGCCTCTAGTCTCTGCTTCCGGCAATCCGGCTTGTGTCATGCCTCTTTGTAGAACTCGGCTAGGCATTTGTAACTGTGGAATCTCTGCTCCTGTTACCTTGCCAATACCACCGCTAATTAGGTTAATAAGCGTATTTAATGCATCTCCAGCCAATACAGGAAGTCCTGCTGCACCTGTAGTAGCAGCCCTAGCAGTCAATCCTAATTGCCGACTAATATCTCTGCCGAATTGATTTTGGTCTTGCCCACCTAAAGACTCAGCAATTAGTTTTTGAGCCTGTTCTGGTGTAGTTCCTTCTGGAACTTCAAATCGACCTATTCTGCCATCTGGCATTTCATATCGAGCTATTGGCATTATTCAAATCCTAAAAATTTAACACCTCTTGCAGATGGAATACCTAAATCTTTTGATTTTGGAACTTTACTAACTTTTTCGTAAAAGTCTTTAGGTAATACTGCACCAAGTTTTGCATCATATTCTTGAACTGCTGTAAGGTTAAATTCGTTCTTTTTATATAAATTTCTAGAAAAATCAGCAATTTTTTCTGCTCTTTGAGCAAATCTATTATTAGCATCAGCCATCAATGCTCGACCAGACTCTGAATTAGCAAGACTTGGAACTGCATTAATATATGCTTCAAATTCAATATTAGATGTTGCACCAGAGCCAGGAGGTCTAACTTTAACAGCAGTTTGGACTACTAAAGATTTAGCCAAATCGTTTGCTGTTACTGTGTCTGTATTTAATCCTAAAGTTTTTGCAGTATCGGCTGTTAATTGAACTATCTTACCGCCACCTTTACCTTTTAACAGTTCATTAATCTGTGTTGCAGATGTAGCAAATTGTCTTGCAGATACAGCTTGGTTTGTAAGGTTTTCTACTACACCCTTATCAATCTCTGCTAAGTTCTTTTGACCAAGATCAACTATTGTCTTTGGTGCGGATAGTGTTTTGATTCTATCAAACGCTGCTTTTTGATCTGGTGGTAATTGGTTATATGCTATTGCAGACTTAATATCGGCAGGCAAATTATCTTGTTTTGCAGTAAGTTCTGCATACTTGCCAGGATCTGTAGCAGCCAAGAATTGCAACGCTGCTGCATTAGCTTTGACTGGATCTACAACAGTTGGTAAGTTTCCTCGTAATGCTGCAACAGTTTCAGGCACAGCCATATCTCCACCAAACTCAGGGCGAGAAAGCATCTCTAATTGCGATCCTTGACCTGTAGCCATTGGAATAGCTTGTGGAACTTCTGCACCTTTTATCATCTTTTGATACTGTTCTTGGGCTTGTTGTTTACGCTTGTACTCGCCCAACTGCATATTAGTTACCATCTGCTTTAGACTGCGATCAAACGATTGGTTATAGCCTTCCATGCCTGCGCCTAGTGCGCTACCTAGTATTTGTCCTGTGCTGATAGGTTGTCTTGTTTGTCCAGACTGTCCTAATAAGGCAATAGCAGCGTTTAATAGGGCTTGCTGACCAGCACCAGACTGCATTCTTTGTGTTTCGGCAGGACTAATAAACTGAGAATAGTCTGGTTGTTGTCCGAATAAGGTAGATAGATCAATTGCCATAATTTATCCTAGTAAAGAATTTGGATTTCTTGCTCTTTGTAGAGCCAATAAGTTATAAATGCCAGAGTAATCTACTGCGCCTTGAGGCATCTGTTGTCTGCTACCCATTTGCATTTGTGGTATTGCTTGTGGTTGTTGCTTACCTAATAAACCACTAGCACCTCTTAGTGCTTGTAATGCTTGACTTGGCGATAAATTAAAAGTGCTTGGTGCTGGTAATATGTCAGATCCAGATGATGTAACTATATTACCATTTGCATCTAGGATAATATCTCCTAGTTCTCCAGGAATGATGGTTGCCTGTGGTGCTTCACCGCCACCATAAAAACCGCCTGGTTGCACATCAGCATCACCAAGCGAGCCTCCCATATTGAAATCTTCGCCTGTGTTAAAGCCACCCATGTTGAAATCTTCGCCTGTAGAAGCAAACTCGCCACCGCCAAACTCACTACCGCCAAATTGACTACCTAATTCAGCACCAATTTGTTGACCAGCATAAGACTTACCAGCAGATAAAAGACCTTCTCCTATAGTTCCACCTTCTTCTATTGTGTCTACACCTTCAATAATAGGTAATGCCCATGCGTTTCCACTAGCAACGGCAGCAACTTTAGCAGCAGCCTTAACAGGATCATCTACTATTTCTTGTATTTGGTTTTCTACAAAATCACCAGCAGAACTCACAGTATTTTCTACAAAATCTCCTACGAATCCACCGCACATAATTAATCCTTTAAGTGTTTGACTGTATTAAAGCCAACAGTTTTATAACCTAGTCTCTCATAAAACTGTCTGGTTTTATCCATGTCTACTGCTGTTGTTTGTCCTAAATGCAGATCATCTGCACCCATATCTTTAGCCCATGTTTCTAGTGATTTTACTAGTTTAAGTGCTGCTCTACTACCTCGATACTCAGGCAATACAAAGAATCCTAGATCGCTTACTCTTTTGCGATTACTAAAGAAATACTCATGGGCTAGTCCTGATATAAACCCAACAATTCTGTTGTGTTCTATTGCGATAAATCCGACTGCATTAGGATTCTTAAATAACTGTAGAATCTTGTGCTTTTCTGGTATTGCGTAAGCAAACTCTGCCTCGGCTACCATCTTGGTAACTAATTCAAAAAACTCCTCTAAACGATGTAGGGTTAGTTTTTCTACTATCAGAAGTAACCGCCTAATAATCCACCAAGTGCTGCACCACCTAATGCACCATAAGTACCACCAATTTGAGTTGGGAACGCTTGACCTAATGCATATCCACCTAGACCGCCAGCAATTCCACCACCAAGGATGCCTGCACCCCGATTTTGATAGGTAGGAACATCTGTGGTTCTTGTTCCATATTGACCTAATGGAGTGCCATAGACTGATGACAGATAACCTTGTAATTGCTGATAGGGTAACTGTTGTCCAAACTGATAACGAGCCAATTGCTCTTGTAGAGGTTGTGCAGCGATTGCCTCTTGTTGCGCGCCCACTTGAGCCAATGTCTGAGAAGGTAGGAATTGTTGACCATAAAAGCTAGGTGCTGCACCAGCCAACTGAGCTTGGGCTAATTGAGCTTGTTGTTGCATTGCTCTCTCTTGTTGGTACTGTGATCCTGCAATATTGGATGTAATATCCCCTAGAGACCGCCCATAAGCCTCTGTAGCAGTTCCCAAGGCTCTTTCCATACTACCGCTACCTAAACGACCAGAACGACTGTAAAGGCTCGATATGCTTGGCAATACTGTTTGGCTAAACTGTTGGGTTAGTGGGCGAGTCGCTGCCTCCATCATCGCTTGTTGGTACGGATTGGCATTTAAAAACCCACCGGCAGCAGTCTGTCCGACTTGACCTAAAGATGCTTGATAAGCCTGTTGTGCCTGTTGTAGAACAGGAGACTGTTGGCGAGCCAATGCCTCTTGTTGGGCAATAGCCTCAGTCGTAGCAGCAGATGGGCTTACATAAGTCTGACCAGGAAAGAACTCAGGTTGTTGTCCTGTTAAGAATAGACTTTGCGCCCTCTCTAAACCTTGGGTAAGGTATGGGAGTAACGCTGGATCTATTGACGATGTGCTTGTGGTTGTTGCCATAGTTTTATCCTACGATGATGTATTGAAAGTTAAGGTCGTTATGACCTGTGTTTCTGTGCGTAATGGTTGCTGAACCGCTTGTTTGCGCTGATATAAAAAGATGCGCCATTTCTGATGCTGCATGACTAGAAGTTGGTGTAAATAAAATAACCGACTCATTACCTATTCTTGCATCTGTAAGTGTAGTAGTTGCAGACGATTGAGTTAAAGTAACAGTACCTGTATTGTTGGTCTTGCCATTCATAATGCCATTGACTACTTCGGCAACACCCCTTTGATCTGCACCAAACGGAGGTAATAATCGAAACATTATCTAGTTCCTAAAGGATTCATTTCTATATCAATTCCTACTGTGTTTGTCCAAGTTCCTGTAGGAGTTAATTGTAGACGATGATATCTTCCGACACCACGCAAAGATACTCTATTTTCTGCATCTGCTGCAGTCTGAGAGCCAAATGCTACAGACTCCGTAAGAAGTCTACGAGATACTAAAGCGACTGATCCAGAGCCATTATCTACAATTGGCTTTGCTATCGTAATTGCAGAAGTTGTACCAGGCATTTCTATATCACCTGTCTCAATAATAGCTGTAGCATTTGAGCCTGAGAATGTAATAATCTTGGCATCTCGAACACCAGCAAACTGCATTTTGCCACCAAGCCAAATACGGCTATCAAACGATGTGGTGATTGTGTCTACATTACCAAAAATGTCTAATCCCTCTAATGTAAAGGATGGTGTAGAACTTGTTGCTACACGATCAACATTAGTAGTGCCACTTGTCCATTTACCTGTTTGATAATTGTAGATAATCAATTTATCGGGTGTAGCAGAATCGTTTGATGCGTATGCCCAAACTACTAACTTTCTTTCAGGATCTATGGCAGCAGACATTTTGTCTAAAATGCCTTGATCTACATCTGCAAAAAAGAATCGGTTTACTTTCTCGTTCCCAATTGGCAATACTTGTTGTCCATCACACGCATAGAAACCATCATCTGCTAAGAAGAAACTTGTTCCTCCATACTGCACAATACTGTTTGCCTCAAAGCATCCTAGGTTACGACTGATATTGTCGAACTGAAATATCAAAGGACTGCCAATGTAGCTCATGCGATGTATTGATCTGTCCATAAAAACTAGACCAAACTCACCACCAGTAACACCGACTACAGATCCACCATCGGGAATATCTTGGAAGTCTGCTTGGGTTGTTGCTGATGCTGTCCAACTAGACTCATCTCCTAATGCTGACCATTGCACCCTGTTTGGATATACAGTAGAGCTATTTACATAGCCTGACACTACAAAATCGCGCACAATTGTTATGTACCGAGATTCTGGAGCATCTGATGCTAAATCTTGAAATGTAGAAGAACTATTAAGGTTAAATCCTTGCAGTCTGTTACCACCATTAGCTGCGACAATTACATTACCAAATTGAGTAAATCTCCATCTTTGGTTTAAAGGTGTTACATAAGCAAAGGTTACTGTGCCTGTATCAGCAGTCGTACCAATATTTCCACCAGTTTGAGCATAGGTGAAAGTTGTAGTTGTTGGAACTGTAGTAATAGTAAAAGTTCCATTAACTGCAACATTTGTAACGGCAGTTACAGTAACAGAATCACCCACAGAATAACCATGTACTGCCGATGTTGTAATTGTTACCACTTGGCTTGTCTTTGCTACATTGCTAATTGTTTTACTAGCTTTGACTACAGAATCCAAAGATAGGTCTGATGTGTCTAGCTTAAATAATTTTGTATCGCCACCAGCAAACACAATGGTTGTGCCAGAGGTATTTTTAGCTGCAACAACATTGGTTAAGTTTTCCGATGCAGAGGCAGAGTAATCTACAGCAGACTGTAAACCACCATAGCCTACAGCTTTAGAAAAGACATTCTCTGCCCTTTGTAAGCCGTTAGTAATACCTGGCTGATCTGGAGTCCACTCTCCGAAAGTTATTCTACTTATTGCCATTGTGAGTTTCCGCTAGATATATTTGACCAAGTTGTTACTGTTGGTGTTGTTCCTGTCCAAGTCTCTGAGCCTGCCGTCTCAACTGTCCATGTTGTAGTGCTGGCTGATATACCTGTCCAAGACTCTGTTCCTGCTGTTTCGTCTGTCCAGTTATCGCCTAGGACTCTGCCAAAGCAATTAACTAGGGTTATTCCGTTGACTGTTGCTACTGCACTATAAACGGCTACTGGGTTTGCTGTTACTGTTGCCTGACAAACTACAGATCCTATTCCTTCAAACTGTACACCGCCAATAGCACTAACTGTCGCTGTTGCTAAGATACTGCCTGTGCCTAGTCTTTCTCTGATTCCTTCTGCGACTGCTGTGCCTGTGGCTGAAATAGAGCCAGAGCCTGTTCTAGTCCTAATAGCGATTGCCGATACTGTACCAGTTGCGCTGATAGCACCTGATCCACCAAATATTCCAAATCCATTAGCGAGGATCGTTGCCACACAGCTAACAGATCCAGAGCTTGTTCTAATTCTGATTGATTCTGCACTTACTGTTCCTTGTGCTACGACTGAGCCTGATCCACTACGAATTGCAAAACCATTTGCAGTTACTGTACCATCGGCTGTTATAGAGCCTGATGATGTTCTTGTTCTTATTGCGCTAGATACGACTGTGCCATTAGCAGTTACTGATCCTACACCTTCTCTTGTCCTGATACCATTGGCTGATGCACTTGCATTACCTGTTACTGAACCATCACCATACAGAATACAAGTGTTAGCTGAGTTCCATATTGGATCATCAAACGAAATAAGTATTTGTTCAAGCGTTCCAAACTGATCTATGCTATCAATTGAGAACGCGCCACAGTAATCTGCTGGCATATTACGCCAATGTTACTGTCAAACTTCCTGTTGCAATCTTAAACAAATCACCTGTTTCTATGGTCTTAGATGTGTCTAAAGGTGTGTGATACAAAAGGTTGCCAGTAGTAAGTGCATCTAAGATTCCAATGTGGCTGACTGTTCCCCATGTAGAAGTACATTGTGGGAAGGTAATATCAGCAGTCGTAGTAGATACTCCGTTACTAGGCGCACCAAAGGTAGCTGATTGGCGAGCATACGATCCACCGCTTACCTCTGTGCCTGTATTAGCATCTGTTGGGTCTGTAGTGTAGAGACCAACATAGACTACAGAAGGAGAGGTAAAGGTTGTTGCTCGTATAGTTGCATTAACTAGTGCATTTTCTAGGTAGTTTGACATTTCAGCCATGTTATTTCCTTATCGTGAGGTTACGCGCATTTGTAAAGGCACACCCGAATACTCGCTATTTTGGTCTGCATCGGATATGTTTTTGATTGCTCTGTCGTACAGGGTTGCCCATGTCTGACTTCTTGCATCGTTAATTAAGTATGGCTCTGCTTCTAAAAGCGAGGCATAGAGGAGAGCATCTGGATAATTAGCAAGAAATACATTGCTTGCATTATTAGTAGAAAGTACAGTAGGTTTAGCATAGTAGAGGATCTCCAATGTATACGCTGTATCTGGCTTTGGTGCTAACTCAAACTCAGTTGCTAGGATCGTGTAATAAATTGGTTTGCCACTTTCGTCTGCCGGAGCATCCCTAGTAAATAAACTAGGAGACATATAAGTAATGGGGTATCTTGGGTTGCCTTGGATATGTAAATCCCGAATCTCTAAGAAGTTTGTTGGTAAGGCTACTTTGCCATCACCACTTACTGTTAACGCAGTAGCTGACTGTAACATCT